TCTGCGAACACTGCGGCGGCCACCTGGACGAACACCACAAGACGGCAATGCTCGACGCCGGGCAATGGGTAGCTGAGAACCCTGAGGCACCTTTCAGGAGTTATCACCTGTCCTCGCTTTACTCCCCCCTGGGGTGGTTCAGCTGGAAGAACTGCGTCGAGTCCTACCTGAAGTGCAAGCGCTCGGAGGCTGCGCTCAAAGTCTTCACGAACACGATCCTGGGCCTGACCTACGCGGAGAAGTCAGAGGCGCCGGAATGGGAAGACCTCTACAACCGGCGAGAGGACTATCGGATCGGCACGGTCCCCGATGGCGTCCACGTCCTGACGATGGGGGTTGACGTACAGCAGGACTACCTCGCGTTTGAGGTCGTCGGCTATGGGCCGAACCTCGAGAGCTGGTCGATTGACTGGGGCAACATCAGCGGCAACACCGCCGACCCGGAGGTGTGGGACGAGCTGGCCAAGCGCATGGGCAACACCTACCCGATCGAGAACGGCGGGCGGATGTCGATCCGGATGGCCGCAGTCGACACCGGCTTCAGGACTCAGGACGTCTACCGCTTTTGCAAATCACAGCCGCCGACTCGGGTGATCGCCATCAAAGGCCGCGACGCCCAGGCGACGGTCCTAGGAACACCGAGCACAGCGGAGATCGGCCAAAGAGGGCGCAAGATCAAATCAGGCTTAAAAGTGTGGCCCGTAGGTGTCTCCGTTGCGAAGTCCGAGCTTTACGGCTGGTTACGCCGAAAGGCTCGGGCTGATGATCAGGAGCTCCCGGTCGGCTGGTGTCATTTCCCGATGTGGGATGAGGAGTTTTTCCGCCAGCTGACTGCGGAGCAGCTGACCGAGAAAACGGTCCGGGGCTATCGGAAGTTCGTCTGGGAGAAAACCAGAGAACGCAACGAAGCACTGGACACCCGGGTTTATGCGCGCGCCTGCCTGACGATGCTGGGCGGTGACCGCTGGGATGACCGGAGATGGAGAGAAGAGCGGCAGAATGGAATAACGGATCAGGTCGAAATCAAAAAGCCCGCGACATCGTCGACGTCGACGATCCAAAGGCGCCCCGGCCGGTTCCTATAGCTGCCGATACCATTAAGCGACGGAGGACCGTGCCATGAGTCTGATCAGCACGGCCGGACTGGCCGCCATCGAGGAAGCCATCGCCGGTGGTTATCTCGAAGTTGAATACGACAACAAAAAAATCCGTTACCGGAGCTTGGCTGAACTGCTCCAGGTGCGCGACATGATCCGCCGGAAACTGGGGCTAGCGAGCTCTGCGGGCGGGCGAATGACTTTCAAGTACAGCCGCCACGGTTCTTCTATTGAGGGCGCAGAATGAACGCCATCGACAACGTCATCAGCTTTTTCAACCCGGAGGCCGGCGCCAAACGCGCCCGCGCCCGGTTGAGTCTGGAGCAGGTGCGCCGCTACGACGGCAGCGTCACGTCGAACAGGAACACGAACTGGAAGACGCCGAACACCTCAGCCGATGCAGCGCTGGGTCCGAACCTCGAGCGACTGCGCAATCGCTCCCGCGACCTGACGCGAAACAACCCCTACGCGGCCCGCGCCGTCCAGGTGCTCGTGAACAACACCGTGGGGGGTGGCGTGCTGGGGCAGATCACCAGCAGGAGCCAAGCCCGCGGCCGTCGCTGGAATCAGCTCTGGGAGACCTGGGCGAAGGACCCGGAGCGCTGCGACTATGACGCCCGGCTTGATTTCTACGGGATCCAGGCGCTGGCGTTTCGCTGCGTGGTCGAAGCTGGCGAGGTGCTGATCCGGAAGCGGATCGACCCATCAGCGGAGTTCCCCCTCAAGCTCCAGGTGCTCGAGCCGGACTTCATCGACGACACCCGGGACGATCGGCTGACTGCTGACGGCGGATACATCCGCGAGGGCATTGAGTACAACAGCCGCGACCAGCGGATCGCCTACCACCTGCACCGGACACACCCAGGCGATCGGTCGATGACCGTGGGTAACTGGGAAACCGTGCGGGTTCCTGCTGATGAGATCTGCCACGTCTTCCGGAAGGACCGGCCCGGCTCTAGCCGCGGCTGCCCCTGGGGCGCGTCGGTGATCACGCAGCTGCGAGATTTTTCAGATTTCGCCGATGCTCAGCTTTTGAAGCAAAAAATCAGCGCTTGCTTTGCGGGATTCATCATCGACGCAGAGAGCCCGGACACTGGCGGCGTCCCGCCCCTGGCCGAAAGCCTCGAGCCTGGGAGCCTGGAGATCCTGCCCCCGGGTAAGGACATCCGGTTTGCAAGCCCTCCGAGCGTGGGCGAGTTTGACACGTTCAGCCGGTCCATGCTGCTGCAGATCGCGGCCGGCTATGGGGTGACCTACGAGGCGTTGACGTCTGACCTGAGCAACGCGAACTACAGCGCGGCCCGAATGGGCCACCTCGAATTCTCCAGAAATGTCGACTGCTGGCAGCGCCAGATCCTGGTCGCCCAGATGCTGGGGCCTGTTTGGAAGTGGTTCCGCAATGCTGCCGAGATTGTTGGCGAGCAACCGATGGACGTGGGCATGGCCTGGACCCCAGCCCGCCGTGAGCTGATTGACCCGCAGAAGGAAGTCGGCGCGATCATCGAGGCCGTCCGCGGTGGGCTGATGAGCCTGTCGGAGGCGATCCGGCGGAGTGGTTATGAGCCCGGCGAGGTGATGGCGGAAATCGCGCGAGATGCTGCGATGCTCGACGAGCTGGGTCTCGTGCTGGACACAGACCCGCGCAACGTGACAGCGGCCGGCATGATCCAGACAACCGGCAATGACAACACAACGGAGGCGACTTCCGATGAGTGAACGAGAAAGCAGGGCCGAGCCCGGATCCCTGAAGGTGGGCGACATGGTCTCGTGGAATTCTTCCGGGGGTCGCGCCCGCGGGAAGATCTCGCGCATCGTCGCTGATGGGGAGATCGACGTCCCCGATTCATCGATCACTGTGACGGGCACACCTGACGACCCAGCCGCGCTAATTCAGATTTTTCGCGACGACGAGGGCACCGACGTCTACGTCGGCCACAAGTTCTCGACACTCACTAAAGAGCGAGCATCGCGCGGCGCCGATAAACTCTTAACGGAAACTCATTCCAACATGGGCGACCTTTTACTCCAAAGGGGTCAGTTTGTCCCATCGTCTGCAGACACCGAGGCCCGCACGGTCGAGGTGACTTGGACGACAGGGGCTCCCGTGTTGCGCCGCGGCGCTGGCGGTTCCTATTACGAGGAGCTCCGCCTAGGGGACGCGGTCAACATGGAGCGACTCAACAGCGGAGCGCCACTTCTCAATAGTCACCGGGCCGGGAGCCTCTCCGACATTGTCGGGGTCGTCGATCGTGCCTGGATTGACGAAAAGGAGGGGCGTGCAGTTGTTCGCTTCTCTGACCGAGCTGAGGTCGAGCCAGTATGGCGAGACGTTCAGCAAGGGATCATTCGTTCTATCTCGGTGGGTTACTCCGTCGAGAGCTATGAGCGCATTGAGCCCACACGCGAGGGAGAGTTCGAGACCTTGAGGGCAACCTCTTGGACCCCTCACGAACTCAGCCTCGTGCCGATCCCCGCTGATGCGGGAGCATCTATCCGCGAAGTTGCGGACCTCATAACGACAAACAAGGAGCCGATCCAAATGGACGAAACCCGCGAGCTGGAAAGCGCGGCGCCCGTTGAGGCCGCTGGCGCTCCCGTCGACAACACCGAGGCCATTAGGGCCGCTGTAGCTGCTGATCGTCAGCGCGCTGCAGACATTCGCCATTGCTTCAAAGCCGCCGGCCTCGATGCCGAACGCGCTGAAACTCTGGTGAACGCTGGCACCTCTATCGAGGAAGCCCGCAAGCAAGCAATCGAAGCCCTGGCCGCTAAGCAGGCCGAGGCTCCCACCGTTCAGCATGTCGCCGTCACTGAAGACGAGAGCGACAAGCGTGGCAGCTGCCTCGAAGCTGCTCTCGAGGCCCGCCTGGGTCTGCGCGACTGGGACGACGCCGCCAAGGCTGAGCGTTCTATGAGCCTGATCGACCTCGCCCGTCACAACGTCGAGCGTCGTGGCCTGAACCTCCAGGGCATGTCGAAGTCGGAGATCGCCTATCGCGCGATGCACTCCACAAGCGACTTCCCCCTGCTGCTGAGCAATATCGCTCGGAAGACCCTCATGGCCGGCTATGAGGCCGAGGAGCAAACCTGGCGCCCCCTGGCTCGCCAGCGCAACCTCCCCGACTTCAAACAGTCGACCGAGCTGATGGTCGCTGGTCAGCTCATCCCTGAGGAAATCCTCGAGGGTGGTGAGTACAAGGCCGCCACGATCAAAGAGGCCGACCAGAGCTGGAACCTGAAGACCTACGCGAAAAAGATCAAGGTCACCCGCCAGCTGATCATCAACGACGACCTGGACGCTCTGGGCCGCATCCCTCAGATGATCGGCCGCGGCATGAGCCTGCTTGAGTCCAACGTGATGTGGGCCCTGCTGACCGGCAACCCCACCATGGGCGAAGACGGTAAGGCACTGTTCCACGCTGATCACGACAACACCGGCGCCGGCGCCATCGGCGAGACCGCTCTGAGCGATGCTCGTCAGGCTCTGCGCACCCAGACCGACCTGGCTGGCAACCGCGTGAATCTGCGCCCCCGCTACCTGGTCGTGCCCACCGCACTCGAGACCGCTGCTCAGAAGCAGCTGACCTCAGTGGTGGCAAACACCACCGGCGACGTGAACATCTTCGCTGGATCTCTGGGCATCATTGTCGAGCCTCGCCTCGACGATGCCAGCGGCACTGTCTACTACGTCACCGCTGACCCTGCTCAGGTGAACATGATGGTGTACGGCTACCTCGAGGGTGAGTCTGGTCCCCAGGTTTACACCGAGGACGAGCGCGACCCTGATGGCACCTGCATCTATGCCCGCCTCGACTTCGGCGCTTCTGTGCTGGATCACCGCGGCTTCTACAAGTCCACCGGCGTTTGATCTAAGGAGGTCTTCTAAGCCATGAAAAACTACGTTCAAAACGGCAAGAACCTGACCATCACGGCCAGCTCTGCCTACTCCTCCGGTGACTTCGTCGTCGAGGGGTCCATCGTCGGTGTTGCTGTCACCGACATCGCTAACGGCGCTTCCGGCGTCATCGCCTGCGAGGGCGTGTTCGAGGGAACCAAAGCATCTGGAGCCACCCTGGCTCTGGGTGACGTGGCCTACCTGAACAGCACCGGCAAGATCACCAACACCGCCACCAGCAACGATGCTGTGGGCCTGGTGGTCACCGTCGGCACCTCTACCGTCGAAGTGAAAATCTTCGGCCGTAAGGTCGCCTGATGAGGCAAGACCTCGCGAACCGGATCCTCACCGCGGCGACCACCCGCCTCGGTGAGCTGGTGACCCTGAACAGAGGGGGCGTCGATTATGAGCTTCACGGAATTTTTTCCGAGACGTTCTCCGACGTCGACGTGGACACTGGTCTGCGTGTGACGACCGACGTCCCGACTCTGATCCTGAACGCCGAAGATCTCCCGATCGAGCCAGCCGGCAACGATCGGGTGACGGTGGCCAACGGTTCCCAGTACCTGGTTCGCGAGACTCGCCAAGACGGTGAGGGCGGGCTGGTCCTTTTGATGTATCAGCACCAGTCGAACAACTATCTGTAAAAGGAGGCCCCGATGGCAATCGACGCACACGTCGCCTCTCTTTTCCCCGAACGGTTCGAGATCGACGAACACCCGCGGAAGACGATCCGGGAATCGATCTACAACCGACTGAAGAACCCTGTCGGCTATGTCGACTCCGCGCAATATCCGGAGAACTACGACATAACGCTGCAACCGGGCGATGAGGGCTATGTGGCCCCCGTCCCGGTGCCGAAGTATTGGACCCCGGCGGGCCCGAATGTTTTCGCGCGGAAAGAGATCGAGATCCGGTTCCAAGACATGCCGCTCATCCTCATCCGCTTCGGCGATGAGAAAGTCATCGAGCGGTCTGTCGCTGGCTGGGATGGCTACGACAAACGGATCCTGGAGCTCTTCGTCGAGTCCTATGTGGTCGTGAGCCCGGACAGGAGCGGGGAAGACTTGCTCGACGAGATGGCGTTCTTCATCGAGGCATCGATGAACGGCTTCGAGCTGAATCAATTCACGACAGACGTCAACCTGGCCGAGACTGAGCAGGACCTCGACTTCGACACGGCACAGCCTGTTGCGGTCGGACGTCTTACCTTCCAGGTGTCTTATCTATGCCCCAAACTGGGCGTGGACTTTGGTCTCTGGGATCGGGATGGTGCCTGCATCATCAACAACGGCCCCAACCCTTCAATCAACCAGATCACCGTCTCGTCGAACTTCGGCGACGAGGTGTTCCTCATCAACCCGTAGGAGATCGACATGGCAAAAGCCAAGATCACAGCCACCGAGCTGGCCTCCCACATGGGCCTGAAAAAGGGCCATGGCAAAACCCTGAAGCCTCTCTGCGACGCCGCGAAGGACGTCGTGACCGCTTACGCCCAGCAGGAGCTGGACGAGTCCCAGGCGGCAAAGCAGGCGCTTCTACAGACCGCTGTCTGGTTGCAGCAAAGCGGCATCACTGAGCCCGACGACATGATGACCGGGCTGCCTCTTCAGGTGCGCTATTTCTGCATGGTCGCGAAGGAAGGGGTCGCAGCCTGATGTCGTTCGCGGTCCCTCGTTCGGACCGCCACACCTCAGGCGTCGGTGATTTCGAGTCGAGCGACGTCGCTCGGAACATCGGCTCGCTGCTTCGGTTTGGCAAGGTCCAGAGCGTTGATTATGAAAACCGGCTGTGTCGGGTCGAGCTCAATGCTGGGCTGGTTACCGATGACGTCCCCTGGGTCCACATGCGGGCCGGGGGGAACACCTGCTGGAATGCGCCATCGATCGGTGAGGCTGTCCTCCTGATCAGCCCATCGGGCGAATTAAACAACTCCGTTGTGATGCCTGCGCTGCAGAGCAACGCCGACGGAAGCTGGCCGTTTCGCTTTGAGGATCTCGAGTTCCAGTGGGGCGGCCTGGGTGACCCAGCGCCGGCTCTTTGGCGTTGGCTGTTCAGTGACGGGGCGCTCCTCGAAAACGACCCAG